AAAAGCCCCTGAGCCAGAACGCCAGGGACTGCGGGCGGTGCAGGCGGGGCAGGACGTTTCCATTCCCGCGCGGCCTTGATGGAAATTGCCCCGGTCAGGTGATATTCCTTAAAGGCGGCGTTCTGGTTCTCCACAGGCAGGCCCGCCAATTCGTAGGCGGTCGAAAGGTTGATGCGGTCCGCTTTCAGTTCCTCCGTGAATTCCGGGGACAAATGGCGAATGATGGTGTCATAGTCCATCGCGGTTCCGCTCCGGCGGCTGTACTCCACGATAGGGATTTCCGAAAAGGTGCTTTCGGTGACTTTATCCGAATATCGAATGCGGGTGTCAAAGACGGGGTATTCCGGGCGGGACCGCAACCACGCTTCGCCCTGCTTCTCTGCGTCGGCGCGGATAAAGCAGGTAATCAAGCACCCGGCAAGGCGCAAGCGCGGGTTCAGGTCGTCCCGTGTGTCCTCGATCTGTTCTTTCAGTTCTTCCAGCCCGTCAAAGGCGTACTTGTCAATCTTTATGGGAATAATCACGTCGTCGGACGCGACAAGGGCATTTATCGTTGAAATGTTGATGTCCGGGGCGTTGTCGATGATGCAGAAATCATAAAAGTTTTCTTCCGCAATCGCGTTCAGGGCGGACCGCAGGCGCGTTTGTTGGGGGCGGGTGCTGTCCATCAGGACTTCCATGTTCGCCCGAATCAAGGTCATGTTCGCAGGCATTACGTCGATATTCTCGAACCTGGTCTTCTTGATGACCTCCCGCGGGTCCAGCCGCCGGGCAGTCAGCACGTCCGAAATGCTCTTGTCGTCGTAGGAATGGACCCCGAATGCCTTTGACGTGTTGCCCTGCTTGTCGTTGTCCACAAGCAAAACCCGCTTGTTGTGGAGCGTTGCGAGGACGTGGGCCATGCTGTCAGCGGTCAGCGTCTTTGCAACGCCGCCTTTTAGGTTGATAATTGATATGGTTTTCACCGTGCAAACCTCCTTTTTGATGTTGACCCGCTCGACGGCGGGGTTTTACCCTGTTATTCGTCCCTGTCGTTCATCAGGTCCGAATCCGTGTAATTGTCCAGCCGCTTTTCGTAGCTTGCATTTTGGCCTGTTATTCGGCTGTACGTTTCATACGGGTTCGGCAACCCGTGTTTTTTTCCGCACTCCGAACAAATCACAAAACTTCTTGCTTTATCCTCTGTCCCGAAAGGCTTGTTGTCCGTGTGGTATCTTGCAAAGTTCTGAAACGGCTGGAGGGTAAGAAGCGTCGCCGTTCTGTCGCAATCTTTCCCGCAAAAGTCGCAAATCGCATGAATCATTTTTTCGCCCTCCGTTCTTCCGCCGCGGCGATAACTACCAGCTTCCCGCTGTTGTCCAGTTCATACAGAAAGAGGATTTCCCCGGTTTTAACGCTGTGCTGGCACACAATGTCGGTGATTGTGTGCGTTACCTCCGTGAAAACCGGGCCGTTAAAGGCAATCCCCGTCGGGTAAATCTCCCGCCGCTCCGTGATTTTGTCCCCGATCTCGAAAGGACACGTCGCATTGAATGCCGCAAGTTTCATTTTCTTTTACCTCCGTTTCGTTTGTCAGTGGCTCCCGGTCTTACTTCCGCCGCCGCTTATGCTTTTTCCGCTTTGGAGCGGGAGGGGCGGGCGGTTCCGGCTCCGTCGCTTCCTCGCATAGAACTTCCAGTTCCTCCACGTCCGCCGGGGCGAACGTCAGGGACGCGCCGCCGGGGTCGTATGCCTGCGCCGCCCAATCCGCCTTGAATTTCGCAAGGTCGTTTTTGTAGCGCGGGAACGGGTGTACCTGTTCGGCGTAGTAAATCGCCATCATCATTCTTTCGTCGTCTGCCGGGTCCCAATTATGCAGGTGATAGCTTGCGTGGTTGTCGTAGGCCCACAGGGAAAGCAGGACAACCAGCCCGTCGAACTCTTCGTTCGATCTCTGGATATTCTCAAAGTCCCGGTAGGTCAAGCCTTGCCCTCTGCATTCCTCCCGGATTTGTGGAATGCTCTTTCCGCCCGTTTTCAGGCGGCAACGAACAACTTTCGGTCGATAGTT